GGGATACGTCATGGCTTCCTCCCTGAGCCGGGAGCGATGCGCTCCCTCACCCGACCGTCAGAGCCGTAGACCGTGATCGAGCCATCCGAGTTGGTGGTGGCGCGGCTTTCGACCCTTCCGGTCTTGGCGTCATACTGGGTGTACTCGCCGCGCTGATTGTCATGGATATTCCCGACCGCCCTGCCGTCAGGACCGTAGATGACGCGGGACTGGGCGTGAGCGGCTGAGGTCAGGAGCAAGAGGGCAGTTGCTATTCGGATTATCACGTCACGTCTCCTTGGTTGACCCACACGCGGGTGGGCATCATTTCGATGATCAGGCGTTCTTCCATCAGGCAGTTGCCGCAGTTCACTTTCGGCGGCGGGTCTTTCTGCGTGCCGTGGCAGGCGCTCTCCTTGCCGCAGCGCGGGCATTCGAGTTCGAAGGTGTAGTGGGTTCGCTCAGTCATTATCGTCGTCCTTTCGCTTCAGGCGGGAAGGTGATGCCCTCGCCCTTCTTCCATTCGAAGACGCAGCAGTCACCGCCATCGGTTATGATCACCCGCTCGATGAAGCCCGCGCGGGTCGCGACGTTGTTCGTATAGTGCCGCGCTGCCTCGACCGCCTCCTGAGCGGTGACGAAGCGCCTGACGTACTCGTACTCGCCAGTCGTAAAGAATTGGCAAACTGAAAACTCAGGTCGGTCGGTCATGCGCGTGCCCTCCATTCGAGCAAGCCGTCCTTGTTGGGGCTGACGACCGGCGCGTGATATTCGCCCCGGCTGATGTAGTAGGCTGCGCGCCTGCGCCTGCCGTTGCACATGACGTAGCCGAGGACCCGCTCATAGAAGCCGCGATCAACTCCTTCGAGCCGGTCGAGCGCGGCGAGCGTTGCGGTGTCGTTGCCGATGTCGAAAAGCTGACCCTTCACGCGGCGCGCCTTTCGGTCGGCTGAGGGGCGCATGATCGGGAAGCCGACATCGACCATCTCGAAGGTGTTGTCGGTGACCGCCTCACCGAGGTAGGTCGCGTTGGCGAGGTAGTGATGGTTGCCGCGATTGCGTTGCAGCGTGCCGTAAACAAAAACCTTCATGGTAGTTCTCCTTGAGGGTGGTGCCCCGCCGGTCAGGGCGGGGCGTTGGTGATCAGCCCCTGCGGGCGCTGGTGCGGCGCTTCTTCAGTACGCCGCGCTTTTTCGCGCGGGCAATTTCAAGCGCCTGCTCCAGCATGGCGATCAAGTTGCTGAAGGTTTTCTTGCTGGTGATCGGCGTCGGTTGGCGTCGTGGCATGGTCGTTCTCCTTGCGAAGCGGGATGCTTCTACCGGCTCAGCCCCGGCGAGCGGTGCCGGGGCGTGAGGGTCAGCGGGTGAGCGGGTCACCCGTAGGCGCGGGCGGCGAACTCCCTGCTGGTGCGGCGGGCGCGGCTCTGAGCGGTGCCGCGCGCGGTGCCGAGGTCGCGCTCGCCTGCGTTCAGGTCAGCGAGCCTGCGGCGTTCGTCACGAAGCTCCTGCCGCTCCGTTGCTGCCTCAGCGGCGGCGGTCGCCTCAGCCGCCGGGGCGGCGCGCTCGCCCCAAGGCAGCCCGAAGTGATCCGCGCAGATGGGACCGTAGCCGACCGCCGTTGATCGGTCGTCGCTGAGCGCGCGCATGCAGAAGCAGCAGGCTCCGTGAAGGTGACCGAAGGCGGCAGCCACTCCCGCCGGGTCAGCGGCGAAGGCGCGGAGCTTGTCGGCAAGGTCAGCCGGGGCAGCGCGGCTGGGGGCGAAGGAGCCGTCGAGGCTGACGCGCCCAAACCAAGTGCGCTCGTCCCGACCGCGCTGAGCGTTGAAGTGCTTCTCGATGCCGGTCACGTTCAGCGTGCCGGGGTTCGAAGCGCGCGCTCCCGCAACGCTGACCCGGAAGCCGTCGAGGACAATCGCGGGGTACTTCAGGTGAGCGCGGGCGCGGTCGAAGAGCGCCATGATGGGGCTGAGGTCACCGACCGCCTGAGCCGGGGCGGCGGCTGCGGGGGCGCGCTCAGCGATGGCGTAGAGATGGCCATCGAAGCGACCGCCCTGCGTCGGTCCAAGATACTGCGCGAGGGTCACGTTCTTCTGCGCGCCCGCGCGGGTGGTGACGATGATGTCCTGACCGGCGAGGTCCGCGCGGTCGGCTTTGATCACCCATGCGTCGTTGTGCTTTGTGAAGGCGTTCGTCATGATTTGCTCCTTGCCCTGTCGGGGGCGTTGCGGTCGCGGCGGCTGCCGCTCCTACTGGCTCAGCCCCGCGTAGGGCGGGGCGTTGCCGGGGCGCGGTGAGGGTCACGCGCTCATGTAAGTTTCTGAGGTCGGGTCGAGGTAAATCGGTCTGACGTAGGCGGCGGGGGTCGGGTCAACCACTTCGCCCTTGCTGATCGCGATGCGGCGCGCCCCGGCTTCGGTCTTGTAATCCTTGCGGCTGCGCGTGCCGCGCCCGAGGAAGCTGATGTAATAACGGTAGCCGTCGTGGCTGATCTTCGCGGTCGGCTTCGGGGCGGGAGCCGTCTCGCGCTGCGAGCCGGGGACCATCCAGACCGAAGTCTGGCGCGGGTCGTTGTTATCGCTCAGGCGGCAGACGTAGTCGGCGTCGTCACCGATCAGGGCGGGGAGGTAGTAGGTCGAGGCGGTCATGGTCAGGTCTCCCGGCTGGTCGCCCCCGGCGGGGGCGGTCACCAACCGTGCCCCTTATATGGGGCAAGCCGGTCAGGATGTGAAGCCCCCCTTGGCAACAATCTGCAAATAAAAAGCCCCCGGTTCCAAGCCCCTCAGGGGCGGGCTACGGGGGCGTCAGGGGCGGGGCGGGGTGACCGTCCCAGCCGGTCAGCGGGAGCGCGCCCTGAGCCGCCTGTGCGGCGGGGCTGGGCAAGCCCCCGGCGGGGTCAGGCTCCCGGCTGAGCCGGGGTGGGGCGGCGGCGGGTCACCCGGTCACCGGGGCGGTAGGGAGGCAGCCCCCGGCTCAGCGCGGTCATCGCCAGCCCGATATACGGGGGCGGGTCGGTCGCGCCGATTTCCCAATTGCCGAGAGCGGTCGGTGAGCAGCCGAGAGCGCGCGCGGCGGCTCGCTGGCTCAGCTTCATCGCGGCGCGCCATTCGATCAGCGTCTCGCGTGAGGTCGGTGCGGGCGGCGGGAGTTCGTCGGTCATGGCATCTGCTCCTGTGAAGCCCCCGGCGGGATTGCCGGGGGCGCTTCGCAAATCACGCGGCGGATTTCTTATCCCCGAAAGGGCTGAGGTCCATCGCGAGGGCAGCCATCGCCAGCCCGATGTAAATCGGGATAGGGCGGTGACCCGCCTCGTAGTCCTGAAGGGTTGCGAGGTCGATGCCGAGAGCTTCGGCTGCGTCCTTCATCGGGTAGCCCATCCGCTCGCGCCAGATGGTGAGCGTCTCCGCGTGGATGGTCTGAGCGGCGGTCGGCTTCGGCTTCGGTTCGTGCTTTGACATGGTAGGCTCCTGTTGATCGAAGGTGGGTGCCCCCGGCAATTCGCCGGGGGCTGAGGTCAGCGTCTTAGTTGACCGTCTCGATGTTCGCGTCGGTGACGAGAGCGACCGGCTCACGCGGCGCGGGCTTCTCACCCGTCTCGATGTAGCGCTTCACGTCAGCGTAGCTCTCGCTCACCGCGAAGCCGCCGCCATCGTTGAAGGTGATCCGCGTGCCCGGCGCGTCGTCCTTGCGCGGGTAGAAGCAGCGGATCAGAGCCGCGTTGATGGTGACCGGGGCGGTCGGGAGAGGGTCACCGTGGTCCTCGCGGTAGCCGCGCGAGTTGATCTTCGTAAGGTCCAAGAGTTGCAAAGTCATAGCGTGTCCTTTCATCGGACGTTGTGGCTGATCTTATGCCGGGGCCAGCCGACCCGGTCGTCCACATATGGAGCGGGGCTGAGCGAATGCCAAGTCCCGCTTCGCATGTTTCTCAATCTCCGTAGACGCACATCGCGCGCCCGAATAATCCAAGGTCGAGTTGCGGCTCAGCCTGAGCCTTGCGCTTCGGCGGCTCAGCCTTGCGCTTGAGCTTTCGCGATGCCTCGTCGGCTGCCTGAGCGGCGCGGCGTTGCTCGCTGAGCTTCTGCTTCGTCGGCGGCTTGCGGACCTCGCTGGGGCGCGGCGCGAAGGCGGGGCGACCGTTGCGGCGCAGTCGCTGCCGCTCGATGTGAGAGGGCGCGTTCTTCTCGTAGCTCTCTTCGAGCGCGGCGGTCAGCGAAGCCTGCGGGAGTTTGAAGTCGCGGTAGCCGTCGCGGATCACTCCGTAATAAAAATCGCTGGGCGGCATGATGCCTTCCGAGTTCATGACGTAGATCAGAAGGTCCTCATGGGTGACCCCGTCGAGTTCGAAGGGCGCGATTGCGATATACTCCTTGCGGTACATTCCGCCGTCGATGCCTTCGTAATGATCGAGCGCGGCTTCGCACTCCGGGGTCAGCTTCCAGACCGCGCCCTGCACTCCGTGACCGGGTGAGGGGACGATGTCAGCCACGCCCCGGAAGACGAGTTTCCAGTCATCGAGTTTCATCGAGCCGATTGTTTTCGCGTCGGGGCAGCGGCGCGCCATCTGCTTGAGGTTCAGGTTTGAGCCGTATGCGAAGTAGAGGGTCATGGTCATGGTCCTTGTCAGGGTTGGTGGGGCTGCCCTCAGGCAGCCCATGCGATTGCGGTGTTGCTCAGGTTGGCGGTGCGCTCAGCGAAGTAGGTGCGCTCCGCTTCGGTCAGCCCGATCAGGTCAGCGAAGCCATTCAGGCTCACGTCAAGGGTGGTCGGGGTCTGCGCCTGAGCGCGGGCTGCGTAATAACGAACCTCGCGACCCGTGCGCTGGCTGACGACCGCGATGCCTGCGGCGCGCGCCTGAGCCGGGACGCTGACCGAAGGCCAGTTCATCTCAGCCATGATTTCGCGCCCGGTCACGCCTTCGGGGCGAAGCAGCATCTCACCGATGCGGTGAGCCTTGGTGCCGCGCCGCGCGGAGTTCATCGGCTGGTTGATCATCGAGCCGAAGGGGAGGTCGTTGCGCTTCGCGGCTTCGACCATCTTGCGGCAGGCGCTGACCCACATCGCGGTCTTGACCGCGTCGGTCGTTCCCGAGTGCTGACGAAACTCTACCGTCTTGTGGCGGGCGAAGGCGGCGAGGTTCAGCTTGTGATAACGCTGCTCGCCCGCGCCGCTCGCGCGCCTCACGACCTCAGCGAGCGCGCTCACCGAAGTCGCCTGCGTGATGGCGGTCGCGCTGACCGAGCCGAGGCTGCGGCAGAAGACGTTCGTTGACCGGCGGCGGCTCACCGGCATGAAGCCGTCGATGATGCCTTCGTAGGCCTGATAGAGGCGAACCAAGTTCTGGAAAAAGCTGAGGGGCTGACCGGCGGCTCCGACATGAACGTGAAGCCCGCAATCCTTATTGACGGTCGCGTTGATATCGGTGAGGGCTTGGCAGACCGTCCTGATCTGCTTGTCGCCTTCTTCGCCGCTCACGATGGGGCTGACGAATTCCGCGCCGCGCTGATAGTCACCCAGCGAGCCGTCCGTGGTGACCTTCCAAGTCGTCAGCGCGCGGTGAGCGTCGTGGTAGGGGATGACGGGGCAGGGTGCGCCGAGGCGGCTGGAAACCGCAGCGGCTCCCTGAGCCATCGAGGTTCCTTGCGGGAGGTAGCATTCGAACTCCAGCCCGAGGGTCAGGGCGTTCAGGGCGGCGGGGGCGGGGGCGTAGGCGGTCATGGTAGGCTCCGGGTCAGAAGGTCAGGGGTGTCGGCCCCGGCGGGGCGTCAACCCCACGCCCCTTATATGGGGCAAGCCGCTTGGAATGTGAAGTCCTACTTGGCGAAATAAAGCAGATATTTTGGAGGCTAAATTATGCCGGAAGATCAAACACTTACAGGCACCCCCGCTGAGCCGGGGCTGGGTACCGACGCGGCTCACCCGCGCGGACCCCTGCTGAATACAAATCAGGCGGCGCTTCTGATCATGAAGGGCGGGGAGCGGGTCCGTCAGCTTGTGAAGGCGGGGTGGATCACCGCGTCAGGACCCGCGAATGATCGGCGCTACCGATTGCTCGATGTCGTTCAGGGCTACATTCGTTTTCGAGATGACGAAGACCGCCGCGCGAATAAAACCGCCGCTCACACTCGCATCACCGACGCGCGCTCACGCGAAGTCGAATTGAAAAACGCTCAGCGCGAGGGGAGGCTGATCGAGTTGGAAGAAGCGCTCGCGACACTCGAAGCGGTCGTCGCGTTGTTCCGATTGGAGATTTCCGGTTTACCAGCGAGGGTCACCCGTGATCTACAATTCAGGCGAACGATAGAAACGGCTTTGCATGACATCCTCGACCACATCGCTGATCTTGCCGCCGAGAGAGCGAAAGCTATGGGAGCGCGTAGAGCTTCTAACTCGTCCGTCCAAACCAATGGAGCCGGATCAATGGGCGGTGGCGAACAGGACGCATCCGCAGACATCGGGAGTGCCGGGTCCGCGTGACCCGTACCTGACGCCGTACATCGTTGAGCCGGGGCGGATGATCGCCTCAGGAATTTACAAGCGGGTCGTTCTGGTTTTCGGAGCGCAGACCGGCAAGACCGAATTGATGCTCGACGTCGCGGGTCAGCGATTGGATCAGCGACCCGGTCCCGTTCTCTACGTTGGTCCCAACAAGCAATTCCTCAGCGAGCAATTCGAACCTCGCGTGATGTCGCTGCTCGATGAGGCTCCGACGCTGGTCGAGAAAGTTATTCGCGGGAAGCGGATGACGAAGACCCGCAAGATGGTCGGGGGCGTGCCGTTCCGCCTCGCGCATGCCGGGTCATCGAGCGCGCTGAAATCTGATCCCGCCGTTCTCGCGCTGGTCGATGAGTACGACGAGATGCGCGACAACGTGAATGATCAGGGCGGTCCCCTTGGTCTGGTCGAGCGGCGCGGCGATACCTACGCGGACTTCGTCTGCGTCGTGACCTCGACCCCGAAGAAGGGTCGCGTCGGCCCCGCGCTGGACGTGACCTCAGGCTTGCACTTCTGGGACGCGGCTCCGACCGAGGACATCGAAAGTCCGATATGGCAACTCTGGCAGCAGGGCACCCGGCATCACTGGTGCTGGCCGTGCCCTCAGTGCGGCGAGTACTTCGTGCCGCGCTTCAACCTGATCCGCTTCCCGCTGAAGGCAACGCCGATGGAGGCAGGGCGTGAGGCGTTCATCGAATGCCCTGCCTGTCACGGGGTCATCGAGGAGCGTCACAAGGAGGCGATGAATGCCAACGGGCGCTTCGTCGCTCCGGGTCAGTCGGTCGATGCCAAGGGAAACATTCATGGTGCGCCGCGAGAGAGCCTGACCGCATCCTACTGGGTGAGCGGGCTTGCCTCGCCGTTCGTCACAACGCGGGAGCGCATCTCGACGCTGGTCGAGGCTCAGCAGTCTGGCGACGACGCGATGGTCCAGCAGGCGATGAACGCTGGCTTCGGTGAACTCTATTCGCCGGGTGGCGGTGAGGTCCCCGAGTGGGTCGAGATCAAGGAGAAGTCTCGCGCCGCAACTTACAAGCGGGGCGAGGTGCCTGAGGACGTTCTCTACCTGACCCTGACCGCTGACGTTCAGAAGCACTCCATCCCGTGGGTGATCCGGGGCTGGGGACCGCGCGCTTCGTCTTGGCTGATCAACTACGGCTACCTCAGGGGGGACACGGCTGAGGAGGAAATCTGGGACGCGCTGGGTGATCTTGTATCCCAGCCCATCGATGGCATGCCGATCAAGCTCTCGTTCATCGACAGCGGCTTCCGACCGGGCAAGACCGATACGCTGCCGATCAATCGCATCTACGAGTTCTGCCGCCGCTTCCTGCGGAGGGTCAGACCGACCAAGGGGTCGTCGGGCGCGATGCGGACCCCGCTGATCTTCTCGAAGATTGAAGTCAGCCGGAAGGATGGCAAGGCGGCGAAGTAC